TTGCGTAACATATATACCAGAAAAGAATGATAATTTCATGTGTTATGCATATAGATGTATAAAAAACGAAATGGCGATTTATACAAGAAAAGAATTAAGATACCAGAATAGACATACGAGTTATGAACTAAGAACAGAAGATGGTAAAGTGAAAAATGTTTTGGAAGTTTTGGACAATGGACAATATGAACAGATGCTTGGTAAAGCAGAGTTTGGATTGATGTTGGACAAAGTAAGACATAAAGACAATATAAAAGATTTATACAATGGAATGAACATGGCTGAAATCGCAAGAAAAGATGGAGTGACAAAAGAAGCAATACGAATGAGAGTATTTAGAGATAGAGCAAAAATAGAATATGACAAAACCATGTGAAAAAGCATATAATAGAATAAAGGCAGGAAAATATGAAAACATTTTGGATGTGGGCGATAGTGGTTTGGAGTTTATTGTTTAGTTTATGTGGAGTTATATGGAGTTTATATAACACGAGAGATATAAATGAAATAAGACAACAACAAGCTGTAAGCGAGAAAGGAGAATATCAATGGCAAACTTTATTGGATTAGTATTTGCGACACTTAAAAATGAGGGAGTAGATACAAGTAAGATGTCAACACAAGAAGCGATTGACAAATACAATGAATTGAAAGGTGGAAAGAGTGGGACACCAGCAGAAGAAAGGAAAATGAAAGAACCAAAGAGTGAACACATAGACCACAGCGTATTTGATAAAGCAGAAAAATACTATACATCGGTTGAGGGTAGAGATGAAAGGTCAATACAAGCATTTAGAGATGTAAGAGAAAAAATAAACGAAATGGCAAATGCTGGAAGTAGTTACAATGATATTGATACAGAACTCACAAATGACTTTTCAACATTAGAATATAAAACAAACAAATTGATGGACAAGAAAGAAAAGACAGAACAGGAAAAGGCAGAGATTATATCTAACAGAAGAAAACTTGAAGGTATGTCTTTTGCAATAAGTCAATTATATAAAGTATGGAAGAAATAAAACACATGGGGGTGCATTATGACATATAAGGAGTGGATTAGTGAAGAAAACTTACTAAAACTTGAAGCATGGGCAAGAGATGGATTGACCGAAGCAGACATTGCTAACAATATAGGAATTAGCACAGTCACTCTTTGGGATTGGAAGAATAAACATCCTAACATATTGAATGCCTTAAAAAAGGGTAAGGAAGTTGCAGACATAAGAGTAGAGAATGCTTTGTATAAAAGAGCAATAGGTTATGATGCGATTGAAACAAAAACCATTGTAGATGACAAAGGAAAGGTTACAGAAATCAAACAAGTAAAGCATATTGCACCAGACACAACAGCACAGATATTTTGGTTGAAGAATAGGCGACCAGAATTGTGGAGAGATAAAGTTGTAGTTGATGCAAATATGAATAGTGGAGAAAAACTAAAAGATATGCAAGACTTCTTAAAAGTGGTTAAGGGGGAGAACAATGAAAAATAAGCCAAAAACTTTACAAACGATTGAGAACAAGTATTCTCGAAAGGTTGCAAAGTTGTTAGAGAGATATAAAGATAGAACGATTGAAGAATTTTGGATGGAAGCGGACAAGTTAAAGGCGAAGATGAAAGAGGAGTTAGCAGAGATAGGAATAACAGAGTAGAGGTGGCTTTGTATGAAAATAGGAGAGATTATATGGACAGATAAAATGCGAAGTGTTATGAAAGACCCTTCGCAAATCTTGTTTTTAGTAGGTGCAACAGGTTGTTCTAAATCTCTTGTTGCTGGGTTCAAGTTTATGGATTGGTTGACAAACTCGCCAGCTGAGGCAAAGCAATTCTATATGATATTCAAAGATATAGGAACAGGTGCAAGAAACTTTTTGCAGAATGATGATACATTTTACAATATGTTTTCATTTATGCGTGAGGAATACACCATAGGTAAAGAGGGTGGATTGCAATTTACATGGCATGGAGTTCATGGCGACAAGATTGTGTATATTGTAGGTGCAAATGATAAAACGAGTTGGAGTAAGGTTTTGGGTAGTAATCCAGATGGAATATGGTTGGAAGAATTATCAGTATTGCATATAGACCTCATACGAGAAGTTATGGGTCGTGCATTTTCGAGATTATGTCCACTTATTGCGACAACGAATGGTGGAATGCCAACACAAGAGTTTTACACAGAATTTGTAAACCATGCAATCGTTCAATACCCAGAAACAGTGCCAAGTGCAGAAATGAGTGAGATGATACAAGACAAACCATATATGCATTATTATCACTTCAATATCAATGATGATGCACCACATTTGACAGAAGACCAAAAAAAGATGTTGATTGAATTATACCCAGAGAACTCGTTTTACTATATGAGCAAGATATTGGGTTGTCGTGGATTTACAGAGGGTGCTGCATTTGCTCAACTGATGAAGAAAGAAACACACATTATACCATTTGAGAATATTGATTTGTATGCATTGCAAGAAATTGATTTGTTTGTCGATGTTGGTTCAAATAAAGACCCTAGTGATACAAGTAAAGCAAGCACTGTTGCAAGTTTGGTTGGTTATACAAAGGGATGCCAAAGAGTTGTTATATTGGAATGTTGGGAAGTGCCAGCAACCAGCCATGATGATATTATCAAGTATTTAGAAGATAAGATTGAGTGGTGGTGGGTTAAATTCATGTTTAGATTTAAAAAGATTGTTATTGATAGTGCGGAAGCAATATTGATAAACACATGGAGAAACAAAAACAGATTTAACACATTGCAAGTCAAAGGCAGTTTGAAGGCATATAAAGATATAATCAATTTGAGAACAAGATGCGAACTTAAACAACAACTCTTGTTACAGAATAGATTGTTATGGAGTAGTCATGCATTAAATTCATATAACGCACACACAAGATTGCTGATAGATGAAGATGGTGCAGTATTGGATTTGGGAGTGCAAGACAACGATATAAACGATACGAGTGATTACGCATTGACAGAAAAGTGGAATGATATAACAAAGAATATAAAAAGGGAGTAGTCAATTTATGGAAATATTGCATATAATATATATAGGAAGCGATGGATTTAACATAAAGAATGTAGTTGATAGTATTAACTATGAGAAATACTATAAACCAAAAGGGTGGGTTATTGATAAAGAATATCACGAGATACCAGAAGACCCAAACATTAAAGAGTTAAAGACAGAAACCAAAATAAAAAACTATACAAAAATGAAAAAAACGAAACCACAACCATTTGATGATGGTTTGATAAAAAAGGAATAGGAAATGGCAAGATACAATTTCAATTTGAAGCAGAAAGAAATGATTGATGAAATCCGTTCACCGAATGTGTATAATTTCAACATGGCAGTAAATTTGGCATTATTGAGTAATGATGCTTCTGTTATTCGTAGATTTTTCCAAGTTGGAGTTCCAAGATATTTTACAGACCAATGGTTGACAATGCAAATTACAAACTTATTTTTGGCGCACTATGAACAGGGGCAAGCATTTGCTTATGTTGGACTGACACCAATGATAGTTCAGGGAAAAGTCAATTTGATTGCATCGAATGGGTTTACATGTAAAAGTGATATACCAGAAGTAGATGAAGCAATCAACAAAGTGAAAGATATTGCAGAACTTGAAAAGAAATTTGTTGAGGGTGCATATTGGGAAAGTGGAATTGGCGATTTTCTTTATAGAGTAAGTTATTGTCCAGAGATAAGCAAATACCCTATTATTGATTTGGTAGAACCTCACCATTTTGAAATAAATTGGTCAAGAGGAAAACCAAAGAGTTTTGTTATCAAAGAGGTAAGCACAAAAGACCCAGCATACGAGTTGTGTGAAATTCACTTTAAAAACAAAGAGGGTTATGCGTGCATAGATTACCGCTTCCGTAAAGATGGAAAATATGTTGATAAAGATGATGAGGCGGCTGTTAAAGAGTGTAGAGAACAATTTGACAGAGAGATTGACTTGCACCCACAAGTATTTCCTCTAAAAGACCTATTGGTAGTGTATAAGCAAAACGAATGCAACAATATGCTTTACAAAGGCGAGAGAGGAGTGCCAGACATACAGGGAATGTTGCCACTTGAAGATGCATTAACAGAATGTGCAAGTGATTTAGTGGATGCAATAAGAAAGGGTGGTGTAAAACAATTTGTAAGTGATGAGTTGATACCACAAGACCAAAATGGAAATCAAATGCAATTTGATGCATTTAGAAAAACAATCATCACAACAAAAGGAAGCTCAACACCAGCCGAAAGTGGAAATCTTATTACAACATCTCAACCACAAATCTATTGGGAAGCATATACGAAAGCAATGCAAAACATTATGAGCATAGCAATCAACAAAGCTGGACTTGCACCAACAACTTTGGGATTAACAGGGTTGGAAAGTATTAACAGCTCAGCAGAAAGTCAAGATGCAAGAGAAAAGACAAGTTTGAGAAAAAGAGAAATTTGTTTGAAAGGTTGGGAGAAAACCTTAAAAGAAGTTTTGAATAAGTGGTTGCAAGTAAACGATTACATCAATGGACTTGACATCATTGATTACACAGATTTAATCAACATTCAATTTAACGAATACACAAATCCAAGTTTGGAAAGTGTTACAGAAGTATTAGCAAGACAGGTTGGAAGCGGTTTGAAGTCACAAGAAACAGCGATTAGCGAATTGAATGATGGATGGAGTGATGAGCAAGTGATGGCAGAACTTAACAAAATTATGACAGAAAGACAGGGTGTTCAAGTAGTCGATGAAAACATCCAAAAACAAGAGAATATACAAGATAATATGGAATAAAGGAGAAAACAATGGCAAATTTTATAGGACTTGTTTATGCAACATTAAAAAATGAAGGTGTTGATACCAAAGGTATGTCAACTGATGAGGCAGTAAAAAAATATAATGAACTTCAAAAGAAATCTGGTGGTAAAGCAGGAGAAAAGGAAGGAACACCAGCAGAAAATAAAAAGATGAATGGTGAAAGTCCTAAAACTGAAACAAAGAAAGAAATTAAAGGAACACCAGCAGAAGAGAAGCGTATTAAAGAACTTGGCATTGATGAGAGTGAAAATTGGGAAGATGGTGTATTAACAGGAGATAGTGCAAGATTTAACAAATTCTTGAATATGGCACAAGCAGACAAACCAACAGGAGATTTGATTGATGAATTGCATAAAGTTGGATTAAACCAAAAAGGAATTGATGAAGTTTGGAATATTGATGAATTATATGAAAATCCACAGAAGGCAGGTTCAAAACTCATGTCTATATTTAATAAAGCAGAATATAGAACTGACCCTAAAATACAGAAACAGGTAAATTCTTGGAGTGATGAAATGAAATATCGTATGTTATCAAGAATGGAAAGTGATGTAAAGTATTATCTTGGACCAGCAGGAAGGTCTAACAAAGCACTTTGGGCAGGAAACCCAGAAGAACATCTGGAATATATGGAAGAAATATATTCACAATTAAAAGAAAAACCAGAGTGGTTAAGTGAAAAAACATTGAGAGAATACAGAAAACAGGTTGTTGACAATCATTAAAAAATTGGAGAGTTGGAACTCCTTATAAAACCCAAAATTCGAGAGTTGGAACTCGTATAAAACCCAAAATTGATGAGTTGGAACATCTTAAACCCAAAATTACTTTTTTAAGAAATAGGAGAGAAAAAATGAACGAATTAAAAAAGGAACTTTCAAAATTGACAGGCATTGACATGTTTAGTCCAAGATTTAGAGAAGTATTTAAAAAGTATTTCCCAGAGGACAGAGATGCAGAGGAAGAAAAATTTGAAGCAATGGAAGATTTGGAAGAAATCAAAGCACCAGAGGTAGAACCAGAAGTTGAAGAAGAACCAGCCGTAGAAGATGCTGTGAAAGAAGAAAAACCAGAGGTAGAACCAGAGGTAGAAGATAAACCAAAAGAAATTGCAGAAGATATTGAAAAAGCCGAAGATGAGAGAGAAATTGACAAAATAGAAGAAGAGAAAGCAGAAGAACCAGAAATCGCAGATGAAAAGAAAGAGGAAGTCAACGAAGAAAGCGAAGAAATTGGCGAGAAAGTTGATGAACTCAAAGATAACTACGATGATGAGTTGTATGATGCTAAACTCGAACTTGCACTCATCAAGCACAATGTTCGTGAAGACAGAATTGAACCAGCTAAAAAATATATCAAAAGCGAAATCAAAGATGCAAAAGACTTGGACAAAGTTGGTGATGTTCTCAAAGAGTTCCCAGAATGGATTAAGAGAGAAAATCACGATATGCATGGATTTGGAATGTCAGTTGATGAAAGCGGTGATGGTCTAACCGAAGAAGAAAAAAGACTAAAAGCAATGGGGATTGACCCAAGAGAATAAAAATAAAGGAGAAATAAAAAATGGCATACGCAGATAGCACAACATTGCCACAATCTTTTAGATTTAACACAAGTGAAACAGTTGACACAGTGTTCTCAAAGATTTTGGTAAAAAACCTTTTTAAAGATGAAACATTTGTTGCTGGTAAAACATTTACCGACAAATACAATGAAAGAGGCGGACAAATCTATGCTCGTAGATTGGGCAAAACAGCCGCAACAGTAAAAGATGCAACAGCATCAGGTGGACTTGACCTTAACCACACAGAAACAGCAGACAGCTTGGTTCTCATTCAAAAGAAAGATGCAATTTCAAGAAGTGAAAAATGCTATGACTTGGTTGAGAATTTGAGAGCATCTGGAAAATCTGTTGATAAGGTAGCAGAAGTAGTTGAAGAATTTAAAGAAGGATTGCAAATTCAATACATGAAATACCTTCTTGCAGACCCTGTAACATCAGGCGGAGTATTGCTTGGTGGTGCAACTCGTTCATCTAACACAACTGCATCATCAACACTTGCAGGACTTGTTGCAGACATTCTTGCTGACAGACAACAGATTAGAGTAAATGGTGGAGAAGCAGATGTTATTATCGTTTCACCAGAAATGGAAACACTTTTCCTCGCAAATGCTTATACAGCAGGAAATGCATTCTTGCCAGAAACAAACGAAGAAATTTTGAAATCAGGCAAGATTGGTCGCCTTTATGGAATGGATGTTTATGTATCTAACCTTATCGGTTCAGGCACACCATCAGTTCTTCCTGTTGCTGGAAATGCACCAGCTAACGCAAATGCAGCAGCAAAATGCGAATACATTATCTATGACCATGACACATTTGCAATCGCAGCAGATATTGTTGGATTGAGAATGGTAAATGCTATTGACTTCTTTGGTTCATACGCACAAATCGAAGCAGTAGTTGGTGGTGGAGTTGTAAACCCAGCACTTGCTTATGCAAAAGTAGTTGCACCCTAGTCTTGCACTGTCGGTAGAAGCAGCGACAGATGATGATGGTTCGCTTCTTGGCAAAGATGCAAGTGACTTGCAAGAAAACATTATAATTGGAGATAGTAAAATCTCTGGTTCACTTAAATATGTAACAGGTTACACAGGGTTCTCTGGAACAGCAGCAGAACAGAGTGGAAACTATATTGCATTGAAATGTGAAGCAACAAGTGGTGCATCTATATCAATCGAGATAATTGGTGGTTATAGCGGTCCCGTAACACTTGACCCAGATGGGTTGTGGGTAGGCAAGATTGCAAACAATCAACAATCAATCAAGATTGTAGCAACCAAGAACGGAGTAAGTGATACAAGAATTTTGACACTTCAAAGTTTAGTATTGCAAAGTGCATAAAAAATAAAAACTCTCTTTTTAGGGAGTTTTTGATACGAGATGAGTATTTAGTTGGGTGCAACTCCTAACCTCGTAAAAATACGGCATTAAACCGAAAATTTAGGCATATTGGAGTGAATAATGACAAAATTATATTATGGTGGTTATGGGCATCATCCTAGTGGCAAGCAATATGTCTATTGGGGAGATGACAATTACAGAATTGGGGAGAATGTGAATGTTCCTGTAACAAATAAGAGAACAGGAAAGACATACAACACAATGTTCACAATTCAAAATACAAGAGATAAGACAGCGGATGCAGAGGCAATGGCGATTGAGGGGCAGGGAATAAACATTAAAACAATCAATGGTTCAAATGTTATGACTTTGCCAAGTGCTTATAATTTCAGTTCAAAAGCAGATTGGTCAAGAACAAGTGATGAAGAATTTGCAGAAAAATTGACTAGATTAGCTGCTTATAATGAAATAAATGATACAACACAAGCACAAGAGAGATTGATGAAAAGTGAATTTAGTAGAAAAGTGCCAATCAATGCACAATATAGTCAAAGTGTGATGAATAGATATAACCCAGCAAGAGCATTGAGAGGACAAAGTGTTCAACAACTTCAAACAAAATCAACAGAGATGAATAAAGAATATAAACCTTTTGAGAATGCAGATTTTACAAAGAAAATGTTTTAAGGAGAAAATATGACACCAAATCAAATACCAACATACAATGACCCAACAGATTTCGCAAGTGGAAGTGCGACATACCCATGTAATACACAATACATGGTATATGACCCATATACTCACAGATATTTTCTCACAGAAGAGGGTTTAAACTATTATGGGATTGATGTTCAAAGGAAATATATAAGCAATAATCGAAACAAAACGAAAGAATTTATCAACAAAGTAAGTAAAAAGATATATGATTATATCAATTACAAAGCAGGTTATCAAAATTTTCAAGTTCAAATGTATAGAATTGCAGTTGCACCAAAAACGATTTATAGCGACCAATATGCATTTAGAAAGCAATTTGAAGAAATCTTGGTAGCAGAAGCACAATGGTTGATTGACAATGGAGATAGTGCAAAATATTCTTATGATAACATGGAAAAAATGCAGAAAGTTGGCACGAAACCAGAAGAAGATTGGAGAAACACGAGTGATATTGCACCAGAAGCTGTAAGAAGTTTGGAATTTTTGGGATTAACTAGGTGGTTTTCGCTTGTTCCATTTATTAGATTAGACCAAGATAAGTATTAAGAGGTGGCAAATGATAATAGAAAAGAGATTACCATTTGGATTTCGTGGAGAATGGGCAAAAGTATATAAAAGTCGTGTAGTAGATGAAGAACAGAATGAAGTTGTAGAGTGGCAACGAAACTATTACAGAGATATTGGGCAAGATGTTCAATTAAAGCATTATGAAGATGGAATAGATAGAAAAATAGAATACTCACAAACAATCAAAAATCTTGTTGAAAGAGGCGAATATATATTTAGAAAGACAACAGATGCTTATTTTGAAGAAGAAACCAAGACATATAGATGTGTGATTGAGTTGGGCGATTTGGTAAATATAAGTAATGAGTGGTATGTATGCGACAAAATAGATGTTCGCAACATTGTGACACCTTATGAGCAATGTTTCTATTATTTAGGATTAAAAAGAATTTTTGACAAGATAACAATAGGAGAATAATATGTTAAAAATACAAGAAGTAGTCAATTTTGTGAATGATAAGTTGAATGAATTAGGCACAGAAAGTGGCTACTCTTTTGATATACATGCAAATGTGGGAGAAAATAAGAATAATGGTGCCATAAATGGCATTTTATACACGAACTCGGCTTCCACTATGCCTATACCAAATTACACCGAAAATAACTATAATTTTGTTGTTGAGTTATTGATACCAAGTGCAAGAGCAAATTACAATTTTGAGCAGATACAACAGATTGTAGAGAGTTTGATTGCGAGTTATGATGGTTCACAACAAACATTTGATGGTGGGCATGCTTTATTAAACATAACACCAAGTAAACCAGAAACATTCAATGTTGGTTATAATGCAGGGGAGAATGTGCCTTTGTATTTTACTATTTCACTGCTTTATACAGAAACAACGACAACAAGTGGAGATGCACATTGGTTTTTAGATAACATTGAGATACCATACTTGAATGAAGAAATCTTGTTTGATAGAGAGGGAAATGTAAACAAGCAATATGGTGCTAGTTACCCATTTTCAAGTGCAGAAACAAAAACTCTTTTGACAAGTCAAACAGTTGCATTTAGATTTGTATTTCCTTATACATCAACATTTCCAAGTGCATTTTTGGCTGACTTGATGAGTGCAGATTTGGAAAGAGAATATGAGTTAAAATATTATGATGGACAAATCTATACACAGCAATACCCATATAAAACAACAGTTAAAGTGTATAAGAGTGCAAGATTAAGTGGGCAGAGGGGTAAATCCAAGAATTATGATATAACCTTTACCAAAGTTGACAATGGAATGGGAACAACAAAGTATTTCATGGCATTGATAGACAATCCGTTTGATAATCAAACAGAAGATACGATGTGGTTTGAAGCAACAAGCACAAAGACAGCACAACAAGTTCAACAAGAATATTTTGAAAGTAAGGTAGCAGATGGATGCAGAT